CAACATGAACCTTGTAACAGTTGCGGGAGTAAAGATAATTTAGCAAGGTATTCAGATGGCCATGCTTACTGTTTTGGATGTAAGTATTATGAGCCACCTACAGACAATCCAGAATTTGCAGACACAATTGAGGCTAACGATATGATTACAGGTGAACATAAATCACTGAACAAAAGAAAAATTAATTTAGATACGACCAAGTTCTTTAACTATCAAGTTGGACAATATAATGGTCAGACAGTTCAGATAGCACCATACTACAATGATAAGTACCAAGTAGTAGCTCAACACATTCGATTTCCAGACAAGAATTTTATTTGGTTAGGAAACATGGATGAAGTTAATTTATTTGGTCAGCACAAATGGAAGCCAGGCGGTAAAATGATTGTTGTTACCGAAGGCGAACTTGATTGTATGAGTGTATCTATGGTTCAAGGAAATCGTTGGCCAACAGTTAGTGTTCCTTCTGGTGCACAGTCTGCAAAAAAATATATTAAAAAGAATTTAGAATTTTTAGAAAGCTTTGAAAAAGTTGTTCTTATGTTTGACAACGACAAAGCAGGTAACAACGCATCAGTAGAGTGCGCTCAATTATTTTCGCCAAAAAAAGCTAGTGTATCCTTGTTGCCTTTGAAGGATGCTAACGAAATGTTAGTGTCCAACAGAGGTCAAGATATTATTCATCATATATGGAACGCTAAACCATACACACCAGAAGGCATTGTTGCAGGTGCCGATACTTGGGATTTAGTAATTCAAGATGATAGCAGAGAAAGTATTCCTTACAATTGGAATGGCTTAAATAAGAAATGCAAAGGTATTCGTAAAGGTGAAATAGTTTTACTTACAGCAGGAAGTGGAACAGGTAAGAGCCAAGTATGTCGTGAGATTGCGGCAGACCTAATATCTAAAAAGAAAACTATTGGATATATAGCACTTGAAGAAAGTGTTGCTAGAAGTGTTAGAGGTTTAATGAGTATTAATTTAAACCAGAAAATACATGAAGAAGAAATTAGAAAAAATATTGATAAGAAAACTTTAAAAAGTTCTTGGGAAAAAATTAAACCATATACATTCTTCCACAAACACTTTGGTTCTACAGATAGTGAGAACCTAATGTCTAAGATTAGATTTTTAGTTAAAGGTTGTGAGTGTGATTATATATTTTTAGACCATATCAATATGGTTGTCTCTGGTATTGAAGGAGATGAAAGAAAACTAATTGATTATACAATGACTAAGTTAAGAACTTTAGTTGAAGAATGTAACTTTGGTTTAATTGTAGTTTGTCACCTTAAAAGAATTGAAAGCAAATCTGGTCACGAAGAAGGAGCAATAACATCACTAAGTCATCTTAGAGGTTCACATGCTCTAGCTCAGTTATCTGATATGGTAATTGGTTTTGAACGTAACCAACAATCATCTGAAAACCAAAACATTATGACTGTAAGAGTTTTAAAGAACAGATATTGTGGAGATACTGGAGTTGCTACATCACTAATTTATAATCCAGAAAATGGTCGGCTATCTGAAGGAGACTTCGATGAAATCGAAAGAACAGCTAGCTAAAGACATAAAAAAATATTTAAGAGAATATTTTATTAACGATATTCATTTTAAAAAATTAGATGATAATGAGAAGCTGTATGTATATTCTTTATACAACAGACTTCTTCACATCATTTATTTACAATTAAAACATCCAGGTGTTTTACCTATTTTATTTGTTCATCATCCAAGAACAAAAAAAATTATAGATAAAATATTTGATAAAATTTCAATCCACTTACCATTTGTAGAGGACATATCGGTGGTGGTTATGCAATAGTATGAGACTTATATTTGATATTGAAACTGATGGTTTCTTATCAGATGTTACTAAAATCCATTCAATTGTAATTAAAGATATAGATACAGGCCAAATGTTTTCATATCATGGAGACAAGATTGGTAGAGGTTTATACCTATTAAGTGGTGCTAACTTATTAGTTGGCCATAACATTTTAAAATTTGACCTACCTGTAATTAAAAAACTATATCCAGAATACAAAATTGATGGTGAAGTGTTTGACACTTTATTAGTTAGCAGACTGATATGGACTAACAGAAAAGAGTTAGATTTCAGAATGAAAGAGCTACCATTAAATTTAGCAGGTAGACATTCATTAGAAAGTTGGGGATTTCGTTTAGGGCTACGCAAAGGAGAGTTTGCTAAGACTGGAGATTTTTCAAAGTGGTCTGAGGAAATGCAAAAATATTGTGAGTTAGATGTTGAGGTTACTTATGAATTTTGGAAATTAATACAAAAACAAAACTACTCTCAAGAGGCTATTAAGTTAGAACACGACTTTGCCAGATGTATAAATCTGCAAGAAGCACATGGATTTTATTTTGATGTGGCTTCTGCAAAGAAGCTGTATGCCTCACTTGCAAACAGAAGGTTGGAGCTAGAACAAAAGCTAGTTTCAACCTTCCCAAATTGGAAGAAGTATAAAGGAACCTTTATTCCTAAAAGAGATAATAAAAGATTAGGATATAAAAAAGATGTTCCAATAAAGAGGTATGAAGAAATTACATTCAACCCAAATTCAAGAGACCATATTGCAGATAGGTTAATGAACAAAGGTTGGAAACCAAAATTATATACACCAGATGGTAAACCTAAAGTTGATGAAACAGTTTTATCTTCATTAGAATATCCCGAAGCAAAACTATTAGCTGAACATTTTCTAGTACAAAAAAGAATTGGACAACTAGCGGAAGGTGCCAACGCCTGGTTAAAATTAGAGAGGGACGGAAAAATATATGGACAAGTTATTACAAACGGCGCAAACACTGGGAGGTGCACTCACCAAAAGCCTAATGTTGCACAAACACCTTCTGTTGGTGTTCCTTATGGTAAAGAATGTAGGTCTCTTTTTACTGTTCCAGATGGTTATGTTCTTATTGGCTGTGATGCTAGTGGGCTTGAGCTTCGTTGTCTTGCTCATTATCTCGGTGCTTTCGATGAAGGACGTTTTGCGAACGAATTACTTAATGGGGACGTTCATACCAACAATCAAAAACAGATTGGCTTACCAACAAGAGATTTGGCGAAGAGGGTCATTTATGGTGTCATCTATGGTGTCGGAGATGCAAGGCTTGGTTCAATTGTTGAGAAGACCTCCAACGAAGGACGACGTATAAAAACAAAATTATTTCAAACTATTCCTGCGTTAAAAATTTTAAAAGACAATGTAATAGTTAAAACAAGAAATCAAAAATTCTTATATGGTTTAGACAAAAGAAAATTAATTCCTAGGTCTGAACATTCAAGTTTAAATTTATTAATACAAAGTGCAGGTGCATTACTAATTAAAAAGGCAACTGTAATTTTACATGAAAAGTTAAAGGAGAAAAATTACGATGCCAATATCTGTACTATGGTTGCTCATGTGCATGATGAGTTACAGCTTCAGTGTAAATCTGATTATGCTGATGAAGTAGGAAAACTTGCAGTGCAATCAATTAAAGATGCAGGTACACATTTTAATTTTAGATGTCCGTTAGATGCTAAATTTAAAATCGGAAACACTTGGGCAGAAACTCATTAATCGTTGGTGCCCTCGGCCAGACTCGAACTGGCACTCCCAAAAGGGCAAGGATTTTCGTACCACTATAGCTTTCGCTACACTTTCGTTTTGTGGTCTGGACTATACCTTAAGCAGTTAAGCTTCCTTCTGTCTAGTCTCTACACCTTACATTCCTCGAATGTCTTGGCTCGGTATTAGCAGTTAAGCCTTCACCGAATTTAAAAGGTTCTACTTCTAGGTTTTCACCTAGAGCACTCAAATTAAATTTAAGTCCTTTGTGTCTACCAATTTCACCACGAGGGCTCCAACGCAAAAGGTTTTACCACTATATTTATGATTAACAATACCAAAGATTGGGATTTTGATTTAGCTCGAGGAGTTAATTCTGAGAAGGCTATATCAAAAATACTTACACTAGATAAAGAAAAATTTGAAGTTAAGTCCGAATTTGGTTTCTGGCAAAAGTCTGGAAACATCTGCATTGAACTTGCTTACAAAGGTAAACCTAGTGGACTAAGAGCTACCAAAGCAAAATACTGGATACATAGATTTATGTTTACCAATGATGTTTGCATAGGTCAGTGGCTCATTCCAGTTGAATATCTTAAGCAAGTAGTAAGAATTTTTATTAAAGAAAATAAAAATAGAAAATCACAAATAATCAGAATGTTAGGTGATGGATACCAGTCAAGGTGTGTCCTAATTCCTATGTCAGAATTTTTAAACCTTTGGAGGAAAGTTGAAATTAAAAAAACTACCAAAGCTAAATAAGAAAAATTTTAACTACAGTTTTTATTTAGTGTACTGGATTGATATTAACTCCACATGCACTTGGGAAAATTTAAAAACTATAGATAATTATTTACCAACCACCTGCATCACTACAGGTTGGTTAGTATCTACAAAAAATAATTGCCACAAATTTGTTAGTGACATTTCTTTTGAAGATAATGGAAGTGTTATTGAAGTTGGCAATACAACAACAATCCCAAATCAAAACATCATTAAAATGAAGAAGGTAAACTTATGGTAAAAAATAGAACCAAGTTATTAATTGATGGTTCGGTTATTGTTTATAGAGTGTCAGCCGCAATCGAGGAACCCACGGAATGGGAAAATGATATGTGGACGCTCCATGCCGATTTCGAACTAGCAAGAGAAACTTTAGAAAATGCTATTAAGCATTTCTATAATAAATTAAATTGTGATGAAATTGTAATTGCATTAGATGATAAAGAAAATTTTCGTAAAACTGTTTATCCTAATTATAAGTCAAATAGAAAAAAGATACGGAAACCGATAACAGTCAAACCGCTTAAAGATTATCTTAAAACTAAATATAACTGTGTAACATATCCAGGTTTAGAAGGAGATGATGTTTTAGGAATACTAGCTACATCGGACAAATATAAAAATAATTCTGTAATTTTATCTTCAGATAAAGATATGAGAACTGTTCCAGGACTACATCATTTTATACATGATGGAAGTACAGAGTTAGTTGATGAATTATCTGCTAATTATAATTTTATGTATCAAACATTAATAGGTGACAGGACTGATAACTTTCCTGGAGTACCTGGTGTTGGTGGTGTTAAAGCACAAAGAGTTTTAGCAAACAAAAATGGCATTGAAGAAATGTGGCCTGCTGTTCTTGCTGAATACAAAAGAGCAAAATTAGATGAAGAAGAAGCAATAACTCAAGCAAGATTAGCAAGAATATTGCGAGCATCTGATTGGGATAGTGAAAACAAAAAACCTATTTTATGGCAACCACCACAGGAGAAATAGTTATGAGTAATGAAAGTTTAGAAATTGTTTCTATGAATAAAGGCAGAGCACATGAAAGAAAAAGCCAACACAATAGAAATAAAGTACACCATGAACACGTCAGAAAACTTGAAGATACTATAGATATGCTTCTTAAACAAAAGGCATATCTTCAAAAACAACTCCGTAAGAAAAAATTAAATGAAGAAAAAAATGACAAATAAAGAAATATTTGACAGCTTAAAATATCAAGAAGGTGGAGACCATTATTCAAAAATGAAGGTGCAACCCGCTTATTTTATTAATGAAAACAATCTTCCATTCGCTGAAGGTAATGCAATCAAATACATTTGTAGACACAAACTTAAAGGAGGTGAAGAAGATGTGAAGAAAGCAATACATTATTTAAAAATGATTTTAGAAAGAGATTACCAATAACCTTAAAACAGGACAGTTTAGATATATGAAACAACAAACTTTAAAATTACCTCCTGTCTCGAATGAGATGCTTGAGGTACTTGATGTTTTATTTCCCGAAAGAACTCCAGAAATCAATATGGATATGAAGGAGATTTATTTCAGAATAGGCCAAAGAAGTGTGATTAGATATTTACATGCAGAGGCTAAAAAACAAAATGAAAATATCATCGTCGAAGACGACAAATAAAGAATATGTGCAATAGTAGACCTAAAGCGCCACCACCACCAAAAGACCCAGAAATTCCTACGCCGCAGATTACAAACATAACTCAAGCGGCTCCAATGGAAGCAGGTTACTCAGATGCTCAAGGAGCAACTGAAAACCAAATGTCTAAAAGAAGACGAACGGGTTCATCGGTGTTGAGAATACCAATCGTTGGTGGTGTAAGCTAATAAATGAGCAAAGAGTATTTTAGTGACGTAACTAATACTGGTACTTTATCTAGTAGATATACTAAAAAGGTTACTGAACGAGAAATGTATTTGGAACGTGCACGTGAGTGTAGCGAAGTAACTATTCCAACTCTGATACCAGATGATAGTGATACTTACTCAGAAAAATTTAGTACACCTTATCAAGGTATAGGTGCAAGAGGTGTAAACAATCTAGCATCTAAATTATTATTATCACTACTTCCACCTAATGCTCCATTCTTTAGATTAAGTATAGATAACTTTGCATTAAAAGATATTGAAGCTGACAAACAATTAAAAACACAAATTGAAAAAGGATTAGCTGAAGTCGAGAAAGCTATAATGAATAATATAGAAATCTCTAATGATAGAGTGTCTATATTTCAAGCTTTGAAACATTTAATTGTCGGCGGTAATGTTTTATTATTTGTTAATTCAAAAGGCATAAGAGTATTTCCATTATCTCATTTTGTAATTGAAAGAGACCCTATGGGTAATGTCTTAGAGATAATGACTAAGGAAACTGTAGCATTAAAAGTATTACCAGAAGAAGTTCAAAATCAAATTTATAATCAAGTTAGTCCATCGGAAGATGAAAACAAAACTTGCGATTTATATACTTGTATAAAAAGAGTTAAGAATAAATTCGAAGTATCCCAAGAAGCTAAAGGTGTAATGATACCAGATAGCATCGGTAGTTATGAGTTAGAAAAATCACCTTATATTCCACTAAGAATGATTAGGGTAGACGGCGAAAGCTATGGCCGTAGTTATGTTGAGGAGTACCTTGGAGACTTGGTGAGCTTAGAAGGATTAACTAAAGCAATAGTAGAAGGTGCTAGCGCATCTGCAAAAACTTTATTTATGGTGGCACCTAATGGTACCACTAGAGCAAAAGCATTAGCCGAAAGTGAAAATGGTGCAATCATCGAAGGTTCAGCAAATGATGTATCAGTATTACAAGTTGGTAAGTTTCCAGATTTTAGAGTAGCTCAAGAAACAATTGCTAAAATAGAACAAAGATTATCATACGCATTTTTATTAAATGCTTCAGTTGTTAGAGACAGTGAAAGAACAACGGCTGAAGAAGTAAGAATGGTAGCACAGGAATTGCAAGATAGTCTTGGTGGTATCTATGGAATTTTATCTCAAGAATTTCAATTACCATTTGTTAAAAGAAAATTAGCTATCTTACAAAAAGATAAGAAATTACCTTCTTTACCTAAAGGAATTGTATTTCCAAAAGTTATTACTGGTATCGAAGCTTTAGGTAGAACTAATGATAGAAATAAATTAATTCAATTTTTACAAACCTTAAATGGTGTACTTGGTGGAGAAGCTATTCAACAATATGTAAATGTAACTGAAGCTATCTCAAGATTAGCAATATCAGATGGAATAGAAACTGACGGATTAATTAGAACACCAGAAGAAATTCAAGCAGAGGCACAAGCTCAACAAGAGCAAATTCAGGCTGACCAACAAAACCAAGCGGTATTAAACGCAGGTCAATCAATTGCAGGTAACATACCTCCGAAATCAATCGGTCAAGCCTTAGTCAACAATTCATAAGGAGAATAATAAATGGTTGATAGAGTAGAAGTTACTCAAGGTGAAGATAATCCTTCATTAGAGGAACAAGCAAAAACACAAGAGGCAAACACACAGGCAACACCAGGAACAACTGAAGAAAATTCTGAGAGGCCTGGATGGTTACCAGAAAAATTTGCTAACGCTGAAGAATTAGCGAAAGCTTATGGTGAACTAGAAAAAAGAATGTCTAGTAAACCTGCTGAAGAAAAACCAGTTGAACCTAACGATTTAAAAATTGAACCTAAAGAAGAAGTAAAAACTGAAAATTCTTTAGACCCATTTTATGCAGAGTATGCAGAAAAAGGTTCTTTAACAGAAGAGAGTTATACAAAACTTTCAGCTATGGGTATTAATAAAGATACTGTTGATGCTTATATTTCTGGGCAAGAAGCTTTAGCTCAACAACACAACGCATCTATAATGTCTAGTGTTGGTGGTGCAGAGAACTATAACAATATGGTTCAATGGGCTTCAGAAAATTTATCTAAAGCTGAAATAGATGCTTTTAATAATACTGTTGATAATGGAAGTTTAGAACAAGCTCAATTAGCAATAGCAGGTGTTAACGCCAAGTATCAATCAAACACTAGAGAACCAAATTTATTCTCTGGCAAAAATGCTGAGAGTAATGTGGGCTATGAAAGTGTAGCTCAAATGCTTACGGATATAAATAATCCTAAGTACAAAGAAGACAGTGCTTTTAGAAAACAAGTAGAAGCAAAAGTCAAACAATCAAACATCATATAAATAACACCTCATTAGGTGGGAAGGAGAATAATGTCATTATATAAAAATATAAATGCTAGAAAAAAAGCAGGCACTTCAAGACCTAAGTCTAAAAGTACAATAAGTGCGAAAGCTTATTCAAACATGAAAAAAGGTTTTCCTAAAAAGAAAAAATAACATGTTAAATTTTCTTTTGCCTTTAATGAAAAATCCAATCACTAAACTGGTTGTAGACAGGAGTATTAGCGCTATTAACCATTCTATGGAGAAGAAGAAAATCATTAGGGCAAAAGAATTAGAAGCAGAACAGAATGTAAGTATAGAACAAATTAAAAGTGCTAAAGGTTCCATTAAGGATGAGGTTTTAACCATAAAAATTACAATAATCTTTCTTGCAATATTCTGGCCAACTACACAGCCATGGATGGAGAAAGGTTTTGAAATACTAAAGTCAGCTCCTCAAGAATTTTGGTGGGCGGTTTTAATCGTCT